GGGGCTTAATGGTAGGTGCGTCTATTATGTTAATGATTGAGTTATGGAAGTGGGCTATTAAATGACACCTAAACCATTGAGGGAGGAGATATGAGTTGGACTCAAGTAGGAAGTTGTCCTAAATGTGGGGCACCGATATACGCACCAGCAATATGGCACGGAATTTTACCACCGCCTAATACCTACACTTGTTTTTGTGTTCCACAGCCAACAACAAGATATTCTACAAATACCAAAGATGACGACAATGACACCTAAACCATTGAAGCGGAATATAAAGGGAGGAACTATGGAAACAAAAATAATAGCAAGATTTGAATGTAGGGCAGAATACAATAGCTGTGGCAACGATAAACCTATTTTAATGTTCTCTTATTATAACCACAATAGTAAGTATATAGGCTCGCCCGATAATTTTAGAAAACTCGTGATAGAGAGAGGCATATTCCCAGAAACCTTTGGGAATAATAAAGTCTGCTCTATCGGCAAATCAGAAAAAGATGGTAAGTGGTATGGATGGTCGCACAGAGCAATCTATGGATTTAAGATAGGGGATATAGTTAAGAAGGGCGATTGTTGTGCTTCAAGTGGGTGGACAGATGAATATTTAAAAGAACATCCCGATCCCTATGTATTACCTATTGGCTTTACTGCTAAAACAGAAGAAGACGCAAAGAAAATGGCTATAGCTTTTGCGAGCAATGTATCTTGATGAAACCATTGAAGCGGAGGGGTAAGAAGCGGAAGAAGAAAACATTTATAGGGCTTGAGAAGGGTAAGGTCTATATTATCAAGTGCCTTCGTTCAGAAGTTACTCCTCAAGCTATGAGAGAACTTGCCCAAAAGCTCTACGAAGAGGGAATAAAAGCTATAGTAATTTCAGTTGAAACCATAAACTCTATTGTTGTCCAAGAGCACAAGGAGGTGTAGCTTGGGGGTCTTGAAGTCTGGGAAGAAGTATCAAATAATATACGCTGACCCACCGTGGGATATAAAAAAGATAAAGCGGAAGGTTAGACCTAATCAGGTTGAGATGGATTACCCTACAATGTCTTTAGAAGAAATTAAGTCTCTACCCATAGAGTCAATATCTAATGACAACTCAGTTTGTTTTTTATGGACTATTCAACGCTATCTTCCTGATTCATTTGATGTACTTAGTTGTTGGGGATTTAAGTATCAAAGGACTATAACTTGGGATAAACAGAATGGTATGTGTCTATTTGGTTTTCATCATAGAACAGAGTTTCTATTGTTTGGTTATAAAGGAAGAATAGAAATGTATCCTCGTAGAAAAGCATTTCCTACTATGGTTCAAGCTAAAACAGATAAGCACTCTAAAAAACCCCAGATATTTAGAGACCTTATAGCCCCTTTTGGTGAATCAAGATTGGAACTATTCGCTCGTGAGAAAACAGAAGGCTGGGATGTATGGGGTAATGAAGTAGATAGTGATATAGAACTGGGGGCACAATGACAGAAGTGGAGGCAGCATCAACTTCTTAACGAATGGCAATCTAATATGGAGGAGGGGTCTTGAAGTCTGGGAAGAGGAAGTATGTATCTTACAGAAAGAAAGCACTTGAATGCGATAGAGATGGCACAAGAGTAGAAGCTGAATGTTATCATTGTAGCGGTGGAATATTATTCTGCACTAAGTATAAAGAACTATGTCATAGTGGAGCTTGTGCTAAAGAAAGAGGTGTTAATCAATGACCACTAAAGCTGTAAAGCATAGGAAAGACAATAAATTTCATGTAGTATGTGAGAGCTGTGGCAGGGATAGAGAGATCGGCAAGAGCAAGAGCTATATTGTAGCAGCTTTTGGAAAGATATGTTGTGGCCGGCATGAATGTATTGCCGCGCTTAGAAAAAAATGTAAAGAAAAGGCACAGTTAAAGAATGAAACGTAAAGGCTATATATGTAAGAAGTGTGGTGTTTTACTCTTCGCCCCAAAAGAAAACTACACCTATCTTAACTACGGCACAAAAGAATACAGATGTCCTGTATGTAATACCGATCTCGATAAACAAGTAACAGTAAACCTAGAACCCGATATACCCTGGTGGATAAGGGAGAGGTTTTGGCGCTGAGAGGTCAAATATGAAAAGATCAAAACTCTATAAAACACTCGAAAACTTTGCATACGATATTATTTATGGTCATCCACACGGCCTAATACCTACAATACAGAAATACGAAACCAAGATCGCGGCTATAATGTTAAAAGCAGTGTTAGATGAACGTAAGAAAAAAAGGAGGTAATTATGCAAGTGCAATGGGATGAAATTACTTGGGCAAGTATTATATCAATAATTTCGGGAATTTTCATGGGTGCAGTAAGTTTTATATGCACATATATAGCATTAAATATGGATGCTGTTATGCCGGCATTAGGTTTCGCACATAAAGAAGGTATCGGTGCTGCACAATTAGGGACATTATTTGGAGGATGTATTTTTGGCATAATAGCTATATGGTTCTTTGTATTTGGTATATGGTTATTCTATAGATGGAATTACAGAGATTGAGTAATGAAGATACTAATAATATTGGGGATCATTCTCATATTTATCGCGCCTGAAATATATTTTAGATGCAAGTCTTTAATAGATTTTTTGAATGATAGGAGGAAACCTTGAAACTACTACCGATCCTACTAGCAATACTACATAATACTGATGTTAGTTGCTTGTAGTGGGTGTGAAGAAAAGAAACCTGTTTTGAATGTAGAAACAAATCCATTGATTACACTTGATTTTCCTCACATAACAATAAGAAACAACGGCTCTACGACTCTTATTATAAACGAGGATTATGAATTTAAACCGGGGAGCTTATATACAACGTTTGAAAAGGAATTGAGAGTAAGTCAATGCGAATAATCGCCCTAATAACCTTACTACGAAAGGAGACTTATGCGCGGAAAGAGATCAAAAGAGCTTCGTAAGTTCGGAATAGATAAAGATTTTTATAGATATGGTATAAGAATAGATAAAATCCCCCAAAAATACACAACATTAAAAGACAGTGTTCGTAATAGCTTTAATAAATTATCCCCAATAGAACGACTTATATATGCAGCATATCAGATCAATACATTAAGGGAAATTGGGACAGTATTAAAAAAGAGCCATGAAACTGTAAGACGTATATATAAAAGAGCTTACCGTAAACTCTATCCAAAGTAATTCCTTCCTAAATGTGACAAATCGCCAGAGTATGTAAGGATATACTATGGTTGATTTGCACATCCCAAAGCGCAGAGAGTTCACAGATCGTTACACATGGCATAGAAACCCTGATCTAAATGACCTAACATGGCGTAAAGGCAGAGGCGAATTTTCAGCTTTGACTGAATTAAGTTTCGAGAAATATCTTGATAGGCAAAAGAGGGGAAAAGAATTTTGAGTTTAAACACTCGCCAACAATTATATAAAAAATATCGTATAGAAGGTTATAGTAAATATACATCCGCACGAAAAGCAGGTTATTCTCACAGTTATGCTTCTCAAGCTAAGAGGGTTGAAAAACACATAAATATGGATTTTTGGCTTGAAAAAGCTGGTTTAACTGATACATACCTCGCTAAAATAATTCAAGATGGCGTAGAAGCCACAAGAGTGATTTCTGCAATGGTATCTCCTACCGGTAAACAAAAAGACGCAAATGGTCAAACTTGCGATTACATAGATGTTCCAGATTGGAGTGTAAGGCATAAGTTTATTGAAACTGCCTTAAAACTAAGGGAGAAATTCTCTGACAAACCTCTTGTTGACCAATCAATCAAGCAAATCGTCCAAATCTACCGACCAGAACCATACTCCAAGCAGGATATGGCGACCACATCCCGGGCCACAAACAGAAGCGTTTAGATATTTTCATGTAGACGAACTTCTATATGGTGGTGCTAAAGGTGGTGGAAAGACTGATTGGCTCCTCTTCGATTTTATAGAACCCAATCTTATACAAAAAGCCAATTATCGTGGCATAATCTTCCGCAGGACTTTCCCAAGACTAAGAGAGATCATAGATAGGGCTTATTATTGGCTTACAGGTCAAGCAAGTTATAATAAGCAAGAAAGATGTTGGGAGTGGCCTTCCGGAGCAAAGTTATATTTTGCTCATTGTCAGCACGAAGAAAGTAAATATGATTATCAAGGACATGAATATCAATACATGGGCTTTGACCAGCTTGAAGAGTTTACTGAAACACAGTACGAGTTCTTAAAAGCACAAGCTAGATCAGCAGATAGGGATATTCCAGTAAGAGTAAGGGCAACAGCTAATCCTGGCAATATCGGGCATTTGTGGGTAAAGCGTAGGTTTATTGATGATAAAGAAACAATGACAGTATATGTAAATAAACTTGGCCTGACAAGTATGTTTATCCCTGCCAAAGTCTACGATAACCCCTCACTTACTACCAATGACCCCATGTATGTGAAAAGGCTTGAAAGCCTGCCGGAACAAGATAGAAAAGCTCTCCTTGAAGGGGATTGGAACATATTTGCAGGCCAATATTTTAAGGAATGGAGGCATAGTATTCATGTAGTTGAACCATATTACATACCCGAATATTGGAAGAGATTTATAGCACTCGATTATGGAGAGAAGAAACCTGCTTCAGTAGGTTGGTATGCTATTAAGCCAGAAGGCGGACTTGTAAGATATCGAGAGATATACAAAGAAGGCTTTTATTACGATACTTTGGCAAGAGAAATATGCAAATTGACTACTGAAAAAGAGAATATTGAGTATTTAGTGTCTGATCCTGCAGTTTTTGGTGATAAACAACATCATAAAGAGGCCAGGGAAACAGAAAGTGGCGCTGAAGTAATGCAATCAATAATAAATGAGTTACCTGAAGAAAGAAGATTTAGCGTAACAAGAGGCGATAATAGACGTATTGAAGGTTGGCGCACAGTAAAGCGTTTTTTAAAGATAGGTGACGATGGCACAAACTTTGAAATATTCTCAAATTGCACACATTTCATAACTACCTTCCCGGCAAACATACATGATGAAAGAAAGCCCGAAGATTTGAATACAGATGGTGAGGATCATACGGCAGATGAGGCGCGTTATGCTTGTGCTTCTAGGCCGCCTGATACCGTCTTTCCAAAGAAGAAGTTAAATCCTAATTCAGTATGGGCTAGATACCAGAGAAAAAGGAAATTAAATTCACAAGGGAGTTATATATATGGCTGAGATGACATTTCACGAAGTAGACTTTTGGCTTAAAGAAATTGAGTCTAGTGAAAGAAAAAAGGATGTAAAACTAAAAGCACGGAATAACTATCCTGATCTTCTTAAGTATTATGAAGGTGAAATAGCCAAAGAGATAATTGATTTAAAGACAGGCTTAAAGACTAAGACAGTCCATCAGAACGAATACTTCCCCAATGTAAATGAGCTTATAGGTGAGTTTAGGTTTGATAACCTAGAGATCATAGCTGAACCTACAAAGCCATTTTCTGTAAAGCCTGATATAATTGACCCTGCTACAAGACTACCGAAAGTAATAGATAACGAAAAGCAGGCACCTATTCTTAAGGGTGCTTTAAAGTATCTATGGAAGAAACTAGGTGGCGGCGAAGAGAATGACTTAGGTTTATTTGACAAGCTCATGGCCGGCATATCTGCTATTGAAGTAAACATCGTTAATCCTAACCCTAATCCCCTAGCACCAGTAGAAGAACCCAATATATTAAATAGAATCAGAAAGAATCTATCTCCTAACAAGGTTGAAGAAGATATAGCCAAAGAAGAACCCTCACAAGAGGAAATCCAAGCCAAAGAAACCAATCTATTTATACGAAGATGGAACCCATTAGAGTTCGGTTTTGACTACAAAGTAGACCGCGCATGTGATAGGAAATGGAATTATAAAATCATACGAAAGACCTATGCTGAAGCTATAGCTGAGTTTCCAGAACTTGATGGTAAGGTTACAGCACAAGAAAAGATAGAGTTTTCAGCTCATATTGAAGAGAGAATGAAAAAGACCGTGATTTTCTATCAAGTTGAGCATAGAAAGAAGAATAATGTTTATGAGGTGTTTTTACTCGCTAAAGGCTATAAAGAGAAGTCTCTTTACAGATTTGACCGGCCTTACACTACTAATGGATTTAACCTTAAAATAGGCATGTTAGATGATTATGGAGTGCCTTATCCTATCTCAAGGGCACAGTTAAACAAGACCACTCAAGATGATATAAATAGCTACTTGACGTTTAAAATGCAAAATGCTGAGAGGAACATACCTAAAAGGTGGTACAACAAGAATAAAGTCACAGATACCGAATTAGAAATCTTGAATAACAAAGAAGTCATGGGAAATGTCGGTGTGGATGGTGGGGGAGAGAACATAGGTATAGTCCCACAGTCAGCAGTGAGTAAGGATGATAATGAGTTATACGGTATCCTAGACACAACCAAGCGTAAACTCTGGGGAGTGTCCGGTGAGCGCCTGCAAGTGGGTACTTCACCTGAGTTCGCAGAAGAGCTAAAAATACAGGAAAGAGGCTTCCAGGCACGCCAAATCGCCTCACAGAAGGGCCTACGGCATCATTTAAGGGCACAAATCGAGACTTTAAAGGATATAGTCGTTCAATTATGGGATGATCCTATGTGGGTCAAGATCACAGGTTCACCCAAGCCTGAGTGGTATCAGCCACAGATGAATCCTGATGGTTCGGTGGCTAATCCTTTGAGTGAGATACTATCGTTAGATTATGAGATAGACATAGATGTCACTACCGCGCTGAGACCAAATAAAGAGTTCAGGAAGAAAGAAACGATTGAGTACCTTACGTGGCTTATACAGACTGCTTATCCAACAGTATTACTGCCACAAGGCTTTTCAATCAATCCTGAAGAAATCAAGAAGAGCGCCAAAGAATATGGTTTTTCACCTGAGAATTTGATAATTAAACTTCAACCCCAGGATGTTCCAGGATTAGCCGCAACAGGAGAGATAGCTCCTCCAGGAGGGCAAGTACAATGAAATGGCAAGATAAGTTTAACTTAGATAAAGCAGGCTTTACTTCAAAACACAGGCAGGCTAGAAAGCCTTATTACACAGAAGTCTTACATGGTAAGCATAATCTTAAAGGCATTGTATACGAAATTAATACAAACGATTTCTTTAAACTTGTGAATCTTGAAATCCCTGTTAATGAGGATGTATTGAATAACGTAACAATCCAATATAATAATAAAGATTTCATTTGGAATCTTCCTTACTACGATATAAATAACAATTCAATTAAAGGGCTTCATAGGGCTTGTGTATGTAAGCGTAAGAAGATGACCAAAATACCCATATTACTTGTGGGAGTAGATGAGAAGCAGATAAAGGACTTCTTGAAGGATAAGAAGATAAAGGCGAAATGCGTAACCATGGCGGAATAGCTGAGATTTTAAGATGTAAGCAAATGCCTGGTATCACAGGAACAAGAGACCAATTTGGTATAGGCAGGAACTTTTATCACGAAGGAAAAGAGATAACCACTCACAGGGAGTGGGATAAGGCTGGATACGTGGATGCTCATAGTGATCCGGCTTTAAATCATGACACGAAAGAGATGATGAAGGAAAAAACAGCACGAAGGAAAAGGGAGGGAACTTATGAAAATAGAAGTCGTTTGCTTAACGGATTATTTGCCAAAAGTCCAGGAGGAAACAATAAGAAAACAGCAGGAAGCGGAAAGTAAAGGAAAACCATTTAGTTTTGGTCGTAGAGAAGAAACAAAAGCTGTTTTACATGAGATATATAAGAACGATGTATTAGGCGTTGTTCAGAGGCATGGTGAGTATTATTTCGTTATCCAGAAAGGAAAATAATAATGCCTGTAGAACTAGAGCGGAAGTTAAAAAAACTCGCAGTAAAAAAAGGCTTTAAGGGAAAGCGCAAATGCTGATAATCAAACAGGTTCAAATAGAGTGTTTTTTACTGAGGAATAATTATACAATTGTAAACCGTAGCAGGCAAGTTTACAACTGTCAACTCCAGCCTGCCTAAAAAAAGGAGTATGTTATGCCAGAGCCTAAAGAAGGGCAGACAGCGGTTATGGGGGATAGTGAAGTTGTAGATAATGCCCTCGACGCTTATGAAGCCGGGACATTAGGTCAGCCATCAGGTAGCTCGCCTGAAAAAGAGACTGAAGGTGTAGAAACTGAGGAATCTGAGGGTGCTGTCGCCGAACAGCCAAAAACGGCCGAAGAAAAACCCGAAGAAACTGAAGAGGAGACGCCTGAGAAGGAAGATGATGATCCGCGAACTCAAATGTATCGCAAGGCTCACAACGAGCTTAAAGCGAAATATGACAAGGAAATAGCGGAGATCAAAAGTTCACTTCCTTCCAAAGAGACAATGGAGGAACTGAGGGCTGTCCAAAGTTCCCCTGAGTACATCCAGTTAAAAGGTAAACACGATGGACTTACTCAGGAAGCAATCGATAAACGATTAAGAGATGCTGGACATACAGTCCCCGAAAGACCAGTAAACGACGTTGAACTTGTTATCGGTAAGTTAGGTTTGGATAATAAGACCTTGACTGAACAGGACAGGGCTTATATAACCGATCAGACCAAGATAGCAAGGGTTATGGTTGAGCACATCTTAGGGAATAAACTCCCTGCTACGCTCAAACCATTACAAGAGCAAGTCTTTTCACATGAGAGGGAACGTCAAGGCGCTCAACTGCATGAGAAGATGCAGTCTGAACTTGCCCAAGATAAGGGCACAGATGGTAGGCCGATCCTCGATTATGCAAAAGATATAGCTCCTGAGTTAAGTAAATGGATAGATGAAGAGAAAGCTAAAAATCCTGACTTAACTCAAGATGACGTTTATAAGTATTTCGGAGAACTAAAGCATCGGCTTACCGTTGAACGATTGCAAGGTAAAAAACGTAAAGCCGCAAGGGATGAGAAAAAGGGTAATCTACGTTCTGAGACTAAGACGACACCTGTTGATATGACAAAGCTACCGAAAAAGACAGGCAATCATAGTCAAGACATGGATGCCCTTATGGACTTCTATAAAATCTCTTGAGGCATTAGGAGTAAGCGATGCCAACCAACATAAGTTATGCAACGCAGATTACGGGCGCGCCATCGCTGGAGACATTAGTCCTTCATATCCTCCCTCACCAGACCGCACACGGGGACGGTATAATAAACGTAAACGGTCTCACCGCAGCACTAAACGCCAAAGGAACGACTGAAGTAATAGATGGTGGATTAGAGCCGTGGGCCGGTATTATGTATGCCGAATCCTCGAATGCCAAATGGCAGGGCAGGGATGAAGAGATGAATGCTACCACCCAAGACCCTAATAGAAGGCTTCGTTGGCAGTGGGCTATATTTACCAATAGTATAGTCTTGAACAAGCTCGATAAAGCCATGAACAAGGGTAGGGCTAACATTAAGCCGTTACTTGAATCTCTGAGGAGACAGGCAACGTCTACCAATGAAAACCAGTTTAACTCTGGTCTTTGGAAGGCGTCACCTGCATCTACTGAAATAAACTCCATTCCGAGCTTCATTTCAACGACCCCTACAACTGGTTCTATTGGTGGCCTTACAAGGTCAGGTGGTGCATATCTCCAGAATGGAACTTATACGACTTCAGTAACAGATTTAGGTTCTGAAGCAGGTATAGGTGCTTTGATGGAAGCCCAATCGTTAAACCAAATCGGTACAAGTGTGGCGGATATAGTTGTGGCTTCAGTACCAAGATGGTCGTCATTAGCGTCATTTTTGACAGCTAATATGAGGTATCGACCGTCTGATAAGTTAGCACAACTCAAAATACCGTCAATCAACTTAGGATTCGCAGATGTCGTGTCAGAGAACACATCCGTATTAGGCGGAGCGAATACGATAAATGTATCAAGAGTTTATCTTATTAACTCCAAATTCATGTGGATAAAGGTTCTCAAGGACATGGCAGGTAATTGGGAAGTAAATTGGGAACGAGTTAACAAATCACTAAACATGGCGCTATATTACACATGGGCCGGGCAGTTAGTTACTAACCTGCCTAGAGCACACGTTGTAATGACGTCTGTAACCGGATAAGGAGGAGACAATGAGAAAATTATTCATTACGCTCGTTGCTGTCCTTTTTATGACCGGGACAGCGTATGCCATTAACCCGCAAGGCCCAGGCACAGGTGACTTAATGGGTCAGGGTAAGGCTAACTGGGAAGCTCATAAGACATTCCGTCTTGTGAGGCTAATTCCTGGTGAGAATTACTCAGGCGCTATTGTAACCGATCCGATAAACTATAATGTCTCTGCTGGTTCAGTAATGATCTGGTGGACAGGCACTTCTGGTTCGGATGGTGTAACAGTAGCTCCTAGTGCAAGGGTAACGCTTGATTCACGCGTAGCTGGTGTTCTGGTTAATAACACAGTGATCTCATCTGAGTCTACTCGCAACATGCAGTATGCAACAGATGATTACGGTTATTCTAACTGGGGCTATGTCCAGACCTATGGAAAGATATACACTATCATAGGTGCTGCGGTTTCAGCAGGTGATCTACTTGGAACTGCATTCGCTGTAACAGGTGGAGCAGCTCCTTGGGATATCTTAAACGCGTCAAGCACTACGGGTAAAGCCACAGCAGGCCCAGCCGATCCCGCAAGGTGCGGTATTCTCGGTGTAGCATTGGAAGCTGATGCAGGGTATTCTAGTGGTGATTATGTTAATGTTATCGTAAAATGTGAATAAACATACTTGAGGCTGTTTGTTCATCGCATTTTTGGGGGGTTTGGCGAATTAAACCCTCCATCAATTTTATGAAAAAATTAATTGTATTCATAGCATTATTTTTTGTCACAACTATAGCTTTCTGCGATAGCGTCGAGATTATTTTTGATTGCTACCCAAAGGAGATACAAGAAGGTTTTGCTAAAAGAGGATATAAGGTTGACCTTTCGGCTAATGATAGGACTGATGGTTCATGGGGATTTGTCGAATCGAAAGGATCACATTATTATATACATACATACTTTCCGATAGAACCAGAAGAATTTAGTATGATAACAGAAGTAGTTTGGGAGGCAACTACATTTTCCTCTTTATCAAGGAGACAATATGAGTAAAACAAGTGTGGATGTTTTTTTAAACGAATGCCAATTAGAGATTGATTACAGTATTACAGATACTGACTTAGATACACTCACTTTATCACTTACAAACAAAGCTATAAAGCGTGTTAAAAGTCTGCTTAAAGACTTTGGTTTTATAGATGATATTAGAGCTGGCGCGAATTTCGTAACAATAGAAGATCAGGAATACAGAGATATTGGCATAGCTGTAGTTGTGGGTGATACGTCTAGTTTTACAGGCATAGCTAATGATAAGTTAAAAGTTACAATAGACAGCACAGACTATGATGATATTGACATATCAGCTTCCACTTCTATAGCAGACCTTGTGACAGCAATAAACGCCGCTACAAGCGGCACAGAAGCCTCAGAAACCACAGATGGATACCTACAAATAACTTCTACCACTTCAGGTTCAACTTCAAATGTAACCGTAGCGGATGGGACGAATACCGGCCAGACTGTAGTAGGGGATATATTTGACGCTGAAGCTCGTAGGACTTCAACCGGCATAGATGATTTGGACAAGATTATTACTTTAACTGAACGTGTAAATGACAGACGTATACCATTATTTTCATGGGATGTATTTAGAGGTTTTTATACCGATCCAACAGCTTCAAGCTCTCAAGTACCTGATGCTGCTACACAACACCGAAATAGGATATACTTTGGGCCGAGACCAAGCCAATCAATTCTTATATATATGGACTATTATAAGTTGTTTGCTGATGTTGCAGCAGGCGGGACTATGCCGTTTGAGGATAAATATGATATTCTTTTAGCCGCTATGGTTAAACTTGATTTAATAAGATTTTTAGACAATACAAACGCCATAGCAATAGCAGATTATAAACAAGAAATCAAAGGACTTACACATGATCTTATAACGGCTGCTAGTCGTCCTTACTCACGACAGGCTTCTTCCAGGCGCGAGGAGTCACCCTATATCAGACCGAGGGCAAGATGAGGTTTAAAATACCAAGATTGATATTGCCTAAGATGCGCCTTCCTTATGTCAATGTCGCAGTAGATACCCCCAAAATACTCCGTTTACTTATAGCATCATTTATGTTTGCTACGATATTTCAATTATACGGGCAAGAACCGCGCATATCCCAGCAAATGATATTTAATCTTGGTGTTATGGCTCTATTTACGTTAATAATAGATAATATCTGGGTGATGTTATTTTCAGCATGGACTTTGATATTATTTGGTTTATATAGGTGTCAATTTGGTCAGATTTATGCCGCTAATATATTTTCCGGTATGATACTTTATTATCTTACTAAATTATCATTTAAAAAAGAACATATTGATTTCTATATTAAGATATTCTTGTGGTTTGTGTTCCTTAACTTGTCGTATTGTATACTTCAGGTTACGGGAAAAGATTACATATTTTCAAATGCTGTTACATCAGTCGGCAAATTTGCTTTGGTTCAGAATACCCATCCAGGTGGATTTATGTTGAATGAGGCATGGATGGGTATGTTAATAGTAATAGCTATTCCTTTAATTGCTACTCGCAGAAGTATATGGCTTGGAGCTTTGATGTTCATACCTTTATTTATAGCTAGATCGTTTACGAATACGATCGCTGCGGGTGTGGTTTTTTTGTTTATTTTATTTTTCAGGGTTAAAAGATGGGTATTTTTTGTTGTCTTAATAGGTTGTATTTTAGCTTGTCTTGCTTATTATTTTCATATAGATAAGCCTGGATTTGAGAGGTTTGATGTATGGTTAAAAACAATAAACTGTTTGAATGTCCATCCTTTTATAGGATGGGGGCTTGATTCTTTCAGAAGGAATGATCTACCACATAAGAACTTTATATTTGCTATGGGCGCACCTGATGGAGCTGGCGCGGCCTTATGGGATAACCCTCATAACTTGTATATATCTATGGCATTTGAGTTCGGTATTATTGGTTTGATTATATTCTTTGGCTATTTAAGGCAATTAACTCTATGGTTTAAAAGGGCTATAAAAGAGCCTAATACTCTAGGTTTAGCTGGGGTTGTAGTTGCGGTGTTGTTTATAAGCATAGGGAATTTCCCAATGTTCCTTTCAAGATTTGTCGTTTTTATCATACCACTTTGCGCCCTCTTAGAGGTGCAACTTACAGAATAGGAGAAGATCATGAAACAGGAAGTATTGAATAAGATTAAGTTTGTATCGGATAAGTTTGTAGAAGGACTTAAAGACGTTGAAAATATTTTAAAAAAAGAGATAAAGAACTATGAAAACTTTAATACCGCTATACAGAAAGAACGGCAGGAATTAAGAGATTTAACAGATGAAAACGAGAATAAGCTGAAAGACCGTTATGCCGAAATCTACGATCAAAAGAATGAACTCCAAAAATCCCAGGATAAGACACAAAGAGAGTTCGAGAAATTTGAAGCACTTAAATCTGACGTTGAAAAGTTAAAGAAGAAAGCCGAAAAGCATTTAGAAGGCGCTAAGATAGAACAGGAAAAACAGGAGGAAAAAAGTCGTAAGTTATCCGAGAAAATTACTGCACATGATAATAAATTGAAATTGCTCAAAAAAGACGAAGATAGTCTAAACACTCGTAAAGCTGAACTTGACGATAGGCAACACAGGCTTGATCTAAGGGATAAGTCATTGGATAACAGGGAAATGAGGGTATCTGAACGAGAGAATAAATTAAACGAAGAACAGTTAAACGTGCAGATCAAAGAAAAAAGTGTAAAGTTAGAAAAGAAAAGATTAAAGGCTAAATAATGGCTGGAGATGGGGACAATAGGAGTGTAGAGGAGTTTTTTAACGATTTAGCCTCTGAACAAAACGGCACTAAGAGGGATTTACGGGTTCGTAATGTCCTTCAACCTTTGGAAGGGTATCATATCTCAGACCAGGAACTCGGAACTACATCTTATTACGGATATTTGAATGCGGACGGTGCGTGGTTTATTCGTAGAAGTGTAATATCAAGCAGTGAGACTACTCATACTTACGCGGCTGGTTCAAGTGGTTATGACTGGGCCAATCGTGTAGCGGAGTCGTATAATTCGTTTTCTGCGACATTTTAATATATGACAATGTTAAATAAAAAACACACATTAGAGTCAAAGAAAAAAATGAGTATATCTTCAAAAGGTAAAAAACCTTGGAATAAGGGTATTAAAACGGGTTACGCCCATTGGCATGGTAAAAAAAGGAGTCAAGAAACAATAGAAAAAATAAGAGCAGCTAAAAAAAGAAACAATGAAGCTCCAAATAAGGAATTTTGGTTTAAGAAAAATCATATTCCTTGGAACAAAGGAACCAAAGGAGTAATGAAAGCATGGAATAAAAAATACCCTGATTTTTGGACTTGCCCTATTTGCAATACTGAATTTCCTAATAAAACAGGACATAATAGAAAATATTGTTCCAAAAAATGTATGGCTATAGCTCAAAAGAAAAAAGTAATTAAAGGTGGACAGTTTAAAAACGGTAAAGAACATCCTCTTTGGAAAGGTGGAATAAGTAAAAAACCCTATCCCTTTGGATGGACTAAAATGTTAAAAGAGTCCATTAGACAACGAGATAATTATAAATGCCAAATATGTGGTACTCCTGAAATAGAATGTTTAAAAAAATTGCATATTCATCATATTGATAAGGATAAAAATAATTTGAATCCAGAAAATTTAATAACTTTGTGTATTAAATGTCATACTAAAATTACTTGGAATAAGATATGGTTAAAAAATATTTAGCACTACTTTTTAGCTTATTACTGGTAGTTTCACCTGCGTATGCTGTTTTACAGCCTACTCTAATAGACTTAGATAGGGCTGTATCTATCGAAGAAGAGGATGGCTCGCCTTCTTCGTTAGATACGTTTAAAGTATTTGTTACAAATGATATGATGACTGTCTATGGAGTAAATGTTTCCTTAGACATGATGACCACATCTCAAGTAGGTAGTAATTTTTTAAGATTAGATACTTCCAATGACCCCTTAACAGCAGAATTAGACATACAAAGCAGTCTTGCCTTAGATGGAACTACTTTCTTGCATACAACAGGTAATTTGAGTATTAGTGTAGGGCCAAATGCCGGGGATTCTCTCACCACGGGGACTAACAACACTTTAGTAGGTGAAAATGCCGGGGATTCCATAACTACAGCGACCAACAATACTATAATAGGTTCTGACTCAGGCAAGGCTCTTGTAGATACTTCGGACAACTTCAATACATTTATAGGTTCTCAAATAGCACAGATAGCTGTTGGCGCAGACAGTAATACTGCTGTAGGCTATAATGTATTCAACTCTCTTACCATAGGAGATGATAACGTAGCAGTAGGCTACCGTGCGGGCTATGATTTAACAGAAGGTGCCGGTAATGTTTTTATCGGTACATCAGTCGGTCAGAATACCACTACTGGCTCCCAAAATACTTTTGTGGGTTTAAGTTCAGGAGATACGAATACCACTGGCTCTGACCATACTTTTATAGGCTATAGGGCGGGTCTTTCAAATACAAGCGGAACTAGTAATACCTATCTTGGTTCTTACGCAGGAGAATCAGGAACTACTGGTGCTAATAACACTTGTGTAGGTTATGGTGCTGGCGACGATATGACAACAGGATCTCAGAATACTCTCATTGGCAGCGGAACAGGATATTATGTTGCTGGCAGTGATGATAACACGCTTGTAGGTTATAACGCTGGAAATGCAGTAACAGGGGCAGGAAACATTTGCATAGGAAACAATGCGGGAGCAAGTGAGACAGGCTCTAACACACTTTATATTGCTAATGACGATAATTTTGCTTCTACTATTTTGTATGGTGAAATTGATAATCAGTATGCACGATTTAATGCGGCTATTGATGTAGTGGATACTGGAGATTTAGGATCAGAAGTCTTGTCTGAGACAGATTTTGCCACTCATGCTAAATGGGATGTAGTTGGTGATTGGGACGACACAAGCGGTTATGGCGAATATGCACACTCAGGGGGTTCAGGGACATTAACACAAACCTCTGCAAATTTCGCCGCTGCCGCTGTCGGAGATAGCTGGTATGCGTTTACATACACTATCAGTAATGGTACCATGCCGCCTGGTACTACGATAACCACAGCTTTTGCCGCAACTGCTAAAACTCTTGTTACAACTGATGGCACACACACCATTTATTTTAAAACTGCCGCCTCTCCAGGTAATTTTATATTATCAACTACTTCTTTTACTGGTGGGCAAACATTTAGAATAGATGATGTTTCACTGAAGTTGGTAAATTGGGGAGATATTGTAGCAGGCACAGTAACAGCCGAACAGCTTACCTCAACTGATGACGCTACCGTAACCGATACTCTTACAGCCGCCGTAGTAGATACTCCTCTTATTCAGGACGCCGCCACGATACACATTAGACCTTCGGGTGATAACGATGACTATATAACCTTCAAGACCGATACCAATATATCTTATATAGGCAGAGATGATGACGACGATTTAATGAAACTGGAAGCGAATACTCTTACAGTGGCGGGAACGGTTGCGGGAACTACGATAACAGGAGCCAATGTAACCTCTGGTGCAGATCCAGGACATACGCATACAGGAGCTTCCATCTCAGGTGTAGACATATCAGATGATACTAACTTAGCAGGAGGCACGAACTGTACTTTATCTGATGACACTCTTAACGTAGATGATGCTTTTCTTGTTAATGACGCAAATGACACCACTACAGGTATTGTTACAACTAATGGTGTAATAATAACTGACGACAATGCTTTACAGATAGGAGATACAACCGATTCTAAGTTTGTATGGGAAACTACAGGTATTGATAATCTTCAGTTAGGTTTAGGTTTAGCAAGTGACTCTTATTCTGGTTACTTCTCTATACTAGACTTAGCAGACTTAGGTAATGCTAATCGTTCTCCAAGCTTCAATTCTGCTGACCCAAAGCTTAGACTATATTCAAGTGACGCAACACAGGCTAATGACTATTTGGAGTTCATGCATAATCAAACAGATGCTTGGATAATATGTGGAACAGGCAAGATCAACTTCTCTGATGAAAACCTTTGGACTACGGGAAATATGGTGGTAGATTCAGACTCCAATAAGTTCTATGTAGGTGCTGCTCAAGATGGGTCTATTTACTATGATGGTAGTGATATGGTAATAGACCCTCAAGAAGTAGGTTCGGGGGATTTGATAATAAATAATGGTAACGTTGGTATAGGGACAACGACGCCTCAAAGCCCGCTTTCTACAATTGTGACAGGCGATACTGGAATCGAACTTGGCACAACTACAGGTGACGCACGTATTTTGTCTTATGACCGCGTTGCCAGTTCTTATCAGCCGATGCGAATTAGTACATCAGAATTAAAAATTGCAATGTCTGATACCGTTAAAGTAACTGTTGATAACGATGGCAACGTCGGCATAGGAACAGCAACCCCCGCCACCACATTAGATGTTAATGGTGATATTACATTAGGAGATGATGACTGGATAGGGATAGCTTCTCCAAATAACGCAAGGATAATCTTCGACTCTACGCCAGCTCCTGACAATATAGACTTTGCTGATTGTAATTTGAGAATAAACAGTAACAATAAATTTGTTATGGGAGGCCCTGACGGGACGGCTGTTATTGCCAACTTATACAATAGTGCTGGGGATTTATACTTCGAAGGGGATGGCACAAGGGATGTCAAGTTCGGTTCTGTTACAAACGGAGTAAATGCATTTTTTTGGAACTTCTATAATCATGTAGGAATAGGAGATGTAACCCCTGATAAAGCCTTAGAAATTTTAGATACTGATGTGCAATTAAGATTAACGCATACGGATGGCGTAGACGATTGTGATTTTGAAGTAGACACAAATGGTCTTCTTACAATTACTCCAAGCGGTAATGATATAAGTTTAGCCAATGCCGCAGCGAACATTCAAATAGCAGGAGCTGACCCCAAGAAATCTGTCTTCGTTCCTGCAACAGCTATGTGGCCATCTACAACAAATGGATGTTCAGCTATTACCAAAACAGAACTCGGCACGAATGATGTGGATATACAGACTCTTGACTTTGCCACAGGTGCGGATGAGTATGCCCAATTCTCTTTGATAATGCCTAAAAATTGGGATGCAGGAACTATTACATATCATGTAGACTGGACAGCAGCAAGCGGTTCGGGAACTGTAGCATGGGACTTACAGGGCAGGTCATACGCTGACAGCGATGCCTTAGACCAGGCATGGGGGACTGCTGGGGAAGCGTTGGATACCCTGATAACCGCAAACGATCTGCACGAATCGCCTGAAAGCGGTGCAGTAACATTAGCAGGAACACCAGCGGCAGGGGAATATGTTCATTTCAGAATGGGCAGAGATGTATCGCAGGATAATTTGGGTGTGGATGCAAGGTTTATAGGCGTAAGAATCGAATACGGGATAAGCCAGTATAATGACACTTAATATGAAACCATTATTAGTATCAGGCATGGGTAGGACAGGAACGACTATAACAGCAAGGCTTTTGGACAGCCACCCTGCAATACACATGACCGTAGAAAAAAGGATAATCCGTACCATGCTCGCATATCTTAGAGACCTTGATATGCACAGCACCCGATTAGGTAAAACTAAACCTGAGAAATATTCTTATACAGCTGAAACGGTTGATGAGTGGCTTGCTATCAGGAAGGCTATTGCAGCTGGACTTAGAAAGTCTCTTGAATGTGTGTATTTTAAGAAGGGTATACAGTATTTTGGAGATAAGCATTATTCATATATGAAGGAGATAAATTTCCTCCCCATACTGTTACCTAACTTTAAGATGGTTATTACTAAGCGGGATAAGGGGGAGATAATAAAATCCTTACTGCGCCAACATTGGTTTCATGGGGATTTAGGTAAGATAAGTGTTGAGATAGACAGGGTTAATTCATTCATTGAATATGTAAAGGATAGACCTAATATACACATCCTTACACTTGAGAAGTTAAGGTCTAAGCCTAAAAAGATGGCAAAGGAGCTGGCGGATTTTCTGGAGTTACAGGACAAGTTTGACACAAAGCTTATAAAGGGGGCTAAATGAAGTACTGCATGTTCGATAAGACTAGGGAATGTAACGAGACTTGTGTTGCTTATACTATAAACACCCAGGAGAAGGATGGGACGAAGTATAAAGTCCCTTTCTGTAGGCGGGCTAAAGTCAGGATAGGTGAACGTGAAAAAGCATAAATATCCCTTAGTAACGATAGTATCTCTATTCTCAGGACGCTTTGGGTGTCTCAGCCACTATCTCTATGGCTTAGAGAACCTGGACTATCCTAAAGATCGCCTTAGAATAGTCTGGTATTGCGGCGGCCATGAGGCGTTCTTTAATACGCTTGAATTATGTGGCAAGGCTTTAAAAGGATATGACGATGTGATAATAAAATATGATGATTCCATCCCTATGTCTCCGCTGGCTTTTTCAGAGATAAAGCCTAAAGATTCGGAGGAAAAAAGGGCCACGAATTATATCCTGCAACTCAATACCATAGCGGCCATGTATAACGCCGCTTGGCAATATGTAAAGACAGATTATGTATTCTCAGTAGAAGATGACATCCTTCTTCCTGCCCACACGCTAAAGAGGTTTGTAGGCATTATAGATGAGCGCCCGAAGGCGGCAGAGGTAATAGGTTCTATCATGTGTAGACACTTTAGAAACGTTATAGGCCTTTGGGACTTACGGGAAGTACCTATATTGGATAAGAACGGAAGAATCAAGATGACGAAAGCTATACAACCCTTTTCTAAGCCGTGGGGGGTACAGAAGATAGCAGGGGGAAATTTAGGGGTAACTTTGTTTAAGCGGTCCCGATGCCCTAAAGTCTTAAAGAAGAAGCTTCCTTTTAGAGCTACAGTAAAACACAAAGACATGAACAAACCCTACGGAGTAGACATACTGGTTAGTTTGGATATCATAAAAGCAGGAAAGGAAGTATATGGGGACTTCGAAACGAGGCCGTATCACATCGACTCGCAGGGGAACTGCGGCTAAGAAGATAGCTATTACGGCTGCATTTGCTATGAGGATGATTGTTAGTGAATATGCTACGGCAACTCCGAGTTTAAAAGTGAATTACAAACCGAAAAATAAGGATAAAGTAGCTGCGAGAATTTTGAAGAATATACATAGAAAAATAGTATTTGAGAAGGATGATGTGTCACTAGCTTACGGACCGCCTTATAGCAAACCGTTTTTCTTTGGATAGGAGGAAGTATGAAGAAAGCAGTATGTCTATTGGCAATAATGTTAATCACAGGCCAGGCACTAGCAGCAGAGATAACTTTTACTATACCTGATGCTAAGTTATCAAGAGTAATAGCTGCCATGAAGGGTATCTACCCAATCCCCGATGCAGACCAGGATGGACAACCAGATTTCACAGATAAACAATGGGCTAAAGAAGCCTTGCGTAGGTGGATAATACACACAGTAGCTCGTTATGAACAAGCTACAGCAAGACAAGCAGTTTCCTATACACCAGATGATACAATAGCGGAGTAAATTAATGGCTATAAAATATAAACACTATCATTTCGCAGATCGTATAAATCGTAGACTTCCGCGTAATGAAGGAGATTATAATTCTCCTATGGAACGCGAGAACTGGTTATCCCGTAATCGGGTGTTAAAATATCCTAGAGGAACAGAGAGATTAAAATATTATTCGGCTTTCACTTTTGATACTTATACTAAATTCCTTTTACATTTTCAGGATACTTTTAAAGACGAACTAGGGGCTACTCCTACAGTCTTTGAAGATGCCGTAATACAGACTACAGATGGTGTATTCGGTTCAAGTTGTGGTCTTTTTGATGGTACAGGAGATTATGTATCATATCCTGATAGTGCTGATTATTATTTTGGAACAGGGGATTTTGAGATTGATTTTAGAGTTAAGTTTTCCGATCTTACAAATGCACAAGTAATCATAGGCCAGTATGAAGGTGCAGATGATAATTGGTATATAGAAAAAGGCACTAATGCTGGCGGTAATAAGTGGAAGATACGCTTTGAAGATGGTGGAGTTGTTAAAGGTGAATATGTAATGACATCAGCCTGGGTTAACGCACAGACAGATGTATGGTTCCATGTTAAAATAAACAGATCAACTACTGGTTGTAACTTATTTATTAAGGGTGTAGCTCAAACCTTAACCGAAACCACGGCTTTTGGAGCAAATGACGTAGGTAATATAGCAGCAGCCCTTATAATAGGGCAACAGAACTCCACTAATTATTTAAACGGCAAATTGGATGAATTGCGTATATCAAAGGGCATAGCGCGTCATACAGCAGCCTTTACGCCTCCTACAGAGCCTTATGCGCCCGATACCGGCACAAATCCTCTTACAAGCATAGTTACATGGGAAGGTAGATACTATACTGATGAAACAGGTCAGAAATCCCCCCGAACATTCTGCTATACACAAGATGGTAGATTATTCATAGTAGATGATGTAAACAAGATAATGCGGGAAGTAAAGGCGGGGCTTAACCAAAGTGCTTATCCTAAGAGCTGGATGATAAAAACAGGCGAACAGTATTATTTATATTTAGTAGATGGTAGAGACCTTTACAAGTTTGATGGGAATAATGATAATAGATTTGATAAAATAACTGTAAATGACTCCGAAGGAAATCCTGTAAACCCGATAGATTTGATTGAGCATAAAGATAGGCTTTTTTTAATATCAGCGAATTTCTTATTTGTATCGGCTAATCAAGATTTTGATACATTTGATAGTGCCACAGATTCAATTCAATTAATAGTTGGTTCTGGTAAGGGTGAGAATGTGGCTTTAGGAACGATTATAGATAGGTTGTTTATACGGACAACTGAAGGAACTTTTGCTTTAATAGGAGATCTTATATCAGCTTTGGCTGTTACGTTTGAGATTGAAAAAGTAGACGATATAAAATCTGTTCCTGGCAGATCAGGTTTTAGGGTAGAACAAGCCTTAGTATTCTTAGGAACCGATGCTGGTATGCATACTCAAATAGAATTGTATGCCTTTAACGGGCATAATTCTAAGATGTTAAGCTATGATGAAAATTTATCTAATATTATAAATCCAACTTTAGAGATGCTTAGAAAAGCAAGTTCTACTTATGAGGATGGATATTATAAATTATCTTTTGTTGAAACCGGACAAAGTATTCCGAGATTGGAGGTCTGGTGGGACAGTTTAGAAGTGAAATGCGAGTTTGTAAGGGGAAGAAACGTGTCGTGCTATCTATCTCATATAGACGAGACGAAAGAAGATTACTTTATGCAAATGGGAAGAAGCGACATTCCGGCTATCGTATGGGCAGAGAGAGGTTTAACATTTGATGGACAACCGATCATAACTAAATTAATAACACGGGATATTACACCGATTAAGGGTATGAATGTAAGGTTTAATGCGCTATTCCCTGAATTTGAACCTACAGGACAGCGTAGTTTGATATTCGCTTATTTTTTAAATGGCAGGCAAGGGGTGGTGTATCAATTTCCTAAGAATGTGTTTCCGGGAGATGTGAAGGCTGAATTTACTCAAAGTCTACGAGGAGAATTTGATATTGAGGCTAATTATACCTATCCAGAAGGTTCAATGGTTTTCCAAAATCAATCGCAATTTATGGATAGAATAAGACCTAAAATAAGGTATTCTCGCGGACAAAGTATTTCATTTATTATGATAGACAGCACATATGAAATGAGAGCGAGGTTTCGTGGCTTAATGCTCGGATTTATTCCAAAAACGGTAGTTAAGGGGAGGATAGTCGGACAATGAGAAAAATATCTATAATTTTAATACTTATGTTCGGATTGGTTGCAAATTCTTACGCAGGACTTGTTTCTGTGGATGCCATAGTTTCTCAGGATGATATGACTGTTACATGGCATAATGACATGGTAACTACATTTTCAAATGCTTTAAATTCCATTGATGGAACTTTAATAAGAAGTCGAACTATATCTTCCGATTCACTTACGCGCAATGCTGATCCTGTTTTGCGTTGGAACGATACCTTCAATTCATTCGTAATTACAGGGCTTTTACCTCCGACTTCAGCATCTCTAACTTCAACCACAACTTCAGGTAGAGCTATTATAGATGGCTATTATGTTGAGAAAGATGCTACAGCACATACTTACACGGCTTCTAAGGACACGTATTTAGACCTATCAAAAACAGGTGTTTACACTTATACTGCGGTCGCTAATGGTGCGGCAGAGCCAGCTACGACAGCTGATTCTATACGCCTTGCTAAAGTCGTAACTGATGGAACTACGGTATCAAGTGTAGTGGATTTGAGGACAACATCGGTTGAATTGGCTAATAAAGACGATCATTACCTTTTTGGCATGAATGTTATAGCGGTATCTCCAGATTGTTATGTGGCGGGGTTAATCACTATAGATGCCGGAGTATGCTATGTAGGGACAACGAGGATAGAAAAGACCGTTTCAACTACCTTAGACACAGGAACGGCTAATGACTGGCATGATGGGATGGCAGATGCCGGGGCAGACACTTGGTGGTGGATAGGAGTTGATACAGATGGGAATATTAAGCTCTTAGGCGCAAATCCCCCTGATGTATCTGATACGGACGGAAATACGGCTGGAGATAAACTTTATTGGTATGACTCTGTAAACGAAAAATATTGGAGGGTTATAGGGGTATTTAAAACTAACAGTTCATCTATTGTTTCATGGGATTTCTGGCAGGATGGACGGACAATCTGGTATCGCATACCCCATCCTTTCGCTTTGGGAACTTCAACCACATGGGCAGAAGCCGATATATCTAACTTAGTTCCACCTTTCTCAGAAGCTGTAAATGTTATGGTAAGCAATAATAATGCTGGTGATTTTGTATCTATAAGGTCAAATATGAATCAAGAATCTTCTGGTTCGGCACAGACTAAAAGACACCTTGTTGATATAGTAGAAGCCAATAGGAATACGGCTATGTCAGTTGGTTGGATATTTGTTTCAAGTGATAGTAATTCACCCGGTATAGATTATAGGACTGATGGTGGGAATACAGCTGTAGGTTGGATGGAAGCATACACATTAAAATTCAGATAAGGAGGATTTATGAGAAAAATAGTTATTGTACTAAATTTAGTCCTACTTCTAACAGGTACTTGTTTTGCCAAAGAATGTATAGTAAATAAGAACACCAAAATCGTTAGATCGTGGACATCAGGCAGATATATAGGAACCCCTGCTATGTCGGTAGATGAGGAGTTAAAGATCTTTAAGACTAATCCCGCGGCTGATAAAAGAGTATTAAAATATGAAAATGGAGATATAGTCGTAACTGAAGATGAAATTCCACAAGAAATAGATGGTAAAGCAAAGGTATTGGATTTGCTCGACGATGAAGATGTAAAAGAGAAAATTAAAAAAATAAAGAATAATCCATAATGCAAAAAGACCCTAGAAAGCTCCCAGAAGATAAGAGGGATTTAGATTCAGCGATGGATTGGATATATCGTAATGCGCTTGGAAATATTATAGAAGCAAGTGCTACACCAACATCTGCTACTATGAAAGCAGGACAATTCTATTATTATTCGTCTAAAATTTATTATAAAACTAATAAAGGAACGGCATTTTCAATAGATGTAACTACCTTATAAGGGGGTAAAGCATGGCGAACTTTTTTGATTTCTTAAATCCATTTAAGATTGGGAAGAAAAAACGGGAACAAAAAGGAATAGACCCACAATTCTTAAAGAGAACACCGCCTCATAAGACTGAACCTGGTGCTTTGGCTTTCGATGAACTTAAACGTAGACTTCAGGGATTAGGTTTAGGCATACCAGAGGAAGTTCTTGAGAGTGCTGGTGGCCCTATTGCAGACCCTATTCGCCGTGGTGTGGCACGGGCACAAGAAAGGGCTGCTGCTGCGAGATCGGCTGCTGGAGTAGGTAAGTCAACCATAGCTGGTGCACAAACAGGCGATATTGCTTTAAGGGGAGAAGAAAAGATTGCAGACCAACTTGCACGGCTTCGTATAGCGAATGAAGAGTTAAAACGTCGAGAGTTAGATACAGCAATAGCAGGCTTACAACAATTTGGCAGAAGTGCCGCGACAACAAGTGCTGCTGAAAAGGCTTTAAGTGTTAGAGAATTTGAGCGACAACAAGGTATTAGGGATGAAAGAGTTGAAGAAGCTAATAAAGATTTACAGAAACTTCAGGCATTGGGTTTAACAATAGCTGGAGCTGGAGCAGGAGAGTATTTTGGAATAGGTGCAGGAACAGGTGCGTCTATCGCAAGTAGGATATTTGGATCAGGCGAAGGTGGTGGTCTTACTGAAGAAGAAAAAGGATGGTTAGATGAGATATTTGAACGTCGTGGTTTGGGTGCCAAAAAACAAAAAGTATAGGAGAATACTATGCCAAAAATATCCCGTGAACTATTAGAAAGCATGTCGGATGAGGAGTTAATTGCTCTAAAACAAAGAACAGATGGAGAAGGTGGAAGTAGGTTTGGAAGGGCTGTAAAACATGGACTTACAGCAGGTTTAAAGGCTGCACCTTCTATATTGCTTGAAGGCAAAATGCCAACAGAAACCACAGCCGAACTATCTCCATATGAAAAAGAAAGACAGAAGTTAGAAGCACAACGAACATTTGAAAGACCAAAAAGAGTTGGCTTAGTTCATCCTATTACAGGTGAGATTACTGAAACTGAAACTGAAGCTGATGTAGTATTAAAGGGTGTTATTGAAAAACCTGAAGAAGAACTTACCCCTTCTGACTTGATAAATATATATAAGATTTTAGCTACAGAACCAGCAGGGGAAGTAACAGGTGGGCGGTTTGGCATAGGTGGAAAGAGAGGATATACCCCTGAACAAGAGATGTTAAGAACTCGTGCAAGGGAATTGTTAGAAAGGAAGCAAGGCGCTGAAGCACCTATAGAACCTACAGAACCAACTGAACCTACAGGCAAAGATGAATTTGGTTATATTATAGGTGAAGAAGCTACTGTAAATAAAAAGAGGTATAAATACATAGGTAATAATCAATGGCAAGAATTATAACAACAGAAAAATTAAAACAGATACCTAAAAACACAATTTCTTCAGAGGAATTGTTTAGGGTAAAAAAGAAACAAGTTCTTACTACAGAGGATTTGTTTAAAAAAGAAGAACCCAAGATACTTACCACAGAAGAATTAAAACCCCGCCGAGAAATCCCCAAAGTTGATGTTAAAGGGCTTGCCAAAGAAGCCGCAGTCGGAACTCTATTTCCATTCTTTCCTAAAGTCCAACGAGAAGAAATAGCAGAAAAACCTTTCAGGGCTGCGGAAAAGCTGACTTATGGTTTCCCTGCTGTTGCGGCTACAAGGGGGCTTGAAAGAATAGGTGTTTTACCAAAAGTTAAAGAACTTGCCTTAAAAGGTCGTAGAGTTATACGTCCTACACCTTTAGGGGCGATCCAACGGCCTATCCAAGAAGCTCTTGTAAGAGCACCCGAAGATGTAGCTAAGATAGCCGTAGACATAGGAGTAGATGTAGGAACTATCATAGGGCTTGAAAAGCTATTCCAGAAAGGCATAGGGCTTATCCCAAAGGCAAAACAGTTATTGAAAGAACGATTAGGCAGGGCAACTGCTGAAGAAGTAGCCCAAAGGGTGCAACAAGAAAAAAGCATTATGGGTGCATTGAGAAAACTCAAACCCGATATGCAAAAGAAAGTTGTTAAAATCTGGCAAGCCGAACGAGCCGTTACCGAACCACAAGCATTGGCGAAAGAAGCTATTAAGCCTACTATAACCCCTGAAGCAAGACCACCTGTGGTAGCACCCAAAGTTAAGCCTATACAACCCCTCATAGAAGAAGCTAAGAAGTATAAGAGTGCTGAGGAGTGGATAAAGGCACAAGGTCAGCCGTTGTATCACGGGACATCACAAGATTTTGATAGGTTTGATATTTTGAAAGCAGGAACACTTAAAAGATCTGACTGGGGTAGAGTTGGTATCTATTTTGACCCAAGAAAAAGTGGTGCAGATTATTATAGAACAGAGGCAGTAACGGCAACTGATAAAAAAGCTAAAAAGTTGTATCAAGATTATGTAGATAAAGCTAAAGAACTTGGCACAAAACCTATGTATGAATCTATTGATTTAGGTTTTGACACCCCAAAATATAATGAGTTAAAAAAAGTTCTTAATAAATATTTGGATTATGTGAAAACATTAGAAGCAGATAAGAGTAAAGGAAGAATTATTGAAGCATATATAAAGCCAGATGCAAAAGTTTATAAACATATATACGAACCAGGAATGATTACCGACCAATATTTATCTGATAGAATGATGGGGCAGGGGTATGACGTTGTAGAAATATGGGATAGAGATCCCGATACAAAAGAAAAATGGCTTTCAGAAGTAATTGTTATGAAACCAGATGTTATTGTAACCAAATCCCAACTAACCGACATCTGGAAACAAGCACAGGAAGCACCCCCCACCGCACCACCTGAAGCACCTAAAGTAGAAGAAGCCTTTTTAAAACAGCCTAAACCCAAAACAAGCATAATCCAATACTTCAAACCTGCCGAATATCATTTAAAGGAACTCGGCTTTGAAGAAAAGATAGCTCAGCCCGTAAGAGAAGCTATGCAGGATTTTACTATAGAACTACAGGGCAAGTCCAAGTTCGTAAGCAATATACAATCAGAACACCACAAAGTTGTACCTTCAGGGAAGAAGAAAGTATCTGACTTAAAAATATGGAACTTTATGGATAAGGGTATTCCTGCTACTGACCAATCAGTAGAAGCCCACATAGCCCGTAAGTATAGACCTGAAACAGAAGAAATGCTACGCCGTTTAAATGAAGTAAGAAAAGAGATAGGAAAAGACGAAATCAAGGGAGTCAAGAATTATATACTCCATTCTTTAAAGCCAGAGATATTAAACGAGATTTACGCTAAGGGAGTTATACCGTCGGAACTTGCCAAAGTAATGGAGTATATCCCACCCAAGAACCTATTTTTAAGGACAGCCGAACAACGTAAAGGTGTCCCCGAAGAATGGCTTGTTAAAGACCCACATCAGTTAATGAGAATGATGTATGCTATTGACCTTAAATACATCCATTTACAGCGTGCTTTAACGAAAATAGACCCCTATTTAAGGGCAGTTAAAGGCTATCGAGAAGTTACTGAACAAGGAATGATTGATGAATGGTCGCCTGAAACATATAAATACTTAGATGATTGGATCAAGCAAGCTATCAAAATGCGCCCTTCTAATTGGGATACATTAGTTGATAACTTAGCTGAATATACTTTAGCACCCTTATTACGAAAGACAGGTTTAAAAGTATCTCATATGCCCTGGAGGGACTTTGTATCAACTCTGTCAGCGGCAGCCCATACAGGGGCATTAGGCATGAGAATACGCCCTATACTTCGTAATTTAGTCCAGTCCACCTTTGACTGGGTGATGTATGGGACTAAACCCTATTTAAAGGGTTCACAAGCGTTCTTAACAAAAGAAGGTAGAGCAATACTTAAAAAATCTAAAGTATGGAGAACCCGCGTTCCTTACGAAGCCCAAGATATAGCGACGTTAAATAAGTTATTTAAGATAGGTGGTTTGGGTTACAGGGCTTCTGACTTACATAACGTAGGTAGGGGGTTACTTACTCGCTATCACCATGCTATAGATAACTTAAAGATGACCCCTGAGAAAGCTATTAAATGGGCTGATCAAGACTTACCTTCTACTCAATGGTCTTACAGGCGTGAGGACTTACCGAGAGCTTACTGGACTACCACAGGCAGGGCTTTCTGGACATTGGGTTCATGGTGGATGAATTTTTATACAAGGTTTTTGCCTGAGTTATTAAGAAAAGCATTTACTGGTAAAGACGTATTAGGTAGGGTAGTTCCAGGAAGTGAACGATTAGGTGTTATGCGGCTTCTTATTTTAGCAGGAACTTTATATGCTGTTAAAGAACACTCAAAAGAAGTTACGGGAACGGTCATTGATTATACAGGGCAAGTTAAACCTACACCCCTAAGGGAAGCTCCCATAGCGCAGATGTTATTGAGTCTTAGAGATTTAGCTCAAGGTATAACTGATGGGAACGACAGGAAAACCAAAGAAGCATTAAGAAATTTAAGCAGGACTTCAAAGATATTTATTCCCTGGTGGCTTGCAGGACAAGACTTATATAGATATATAAGTGGTGAAAAGACTTTAGGACAAACCCTATTTTATGGTAGAGAACCCAAGAAAAAACTAAGCGGTATTCGTCCCATAAAAGCCCTGCCAAAAATTAAACCTTTGAAAGGAATACAATGACAACCTTCCAACGCCCCGACGATAACGGCTTTTTCTGGTTCATACTTGTGGCTTTACTTATCGCGGTAGTTTTATTATATTGTAGCTCGTGCGCCACTTACAACCCTGATACCCTTACTGTAACAGCATTCCCATTTACTTCAGCGGAGATTCCCACAGAACACGGCCCCGCTAAAATAGATGTTAAGATAATACCAAGCGATATTAACTTGCAATATGAGGAAGATAATTAATGTCAGATTTTACTATGGAAAAATTAAAAATATCAGAACGCTTACACGCCGTTGAAATCCATGTCGCCACCATGTTAGAACGCTGGGATAACCATGATAAGACAAGCGAAGAAAGATATAATAATTTAAATAAAGCAATAGACCAGTTAGATAAAGATATTAAGGGTAAAAAGACAAATGGGTTCGTAAGGCAGTCTGTTAAGTTCTTATGGGGTGTGATAGTATTGTTATGGGGCGCAATCGTGATACTCTTTCAAAGGAAATAAAAGTCCTTCTTATAGATGACGAAGTAGACTTTCTTGAACTTGTAAAAGGGTATCTTGATTTACGCGGGTTTAAGACTTTTATCGCTTCAGACGCTTCAGCTGGTTTAAGTAAATTCAAACATAAGAAACCTGATATTGTAATATGCGATCTGATTATGCCAGGCAGAGATGGATATGATGTCATAAGCCACATAAGGAATAAAGATACTGAAATTCCTATAATAATATTGTCTATAATACATGACTTTGAAGGTAAAAAAGAAATATATAAAGAAGGCAATAATTACTATATGTCTAAACCAGTAAGTATGAAAATATTAGAAAAGCATGTAAAGGAGATTTGTGGGAAACCGCAACTTACCCGATGAAAAATTGCATGATCTCTTACATAAGCTCGCCGAGTTACAGAAAGCACTTAATGATGTTCTCACCGAAATCTACATCCGCATCGAAACAAAAGAAGTCGATAATAAGGAAGATAATGAACTTCTTAAAAGGTAAAAAATGAAACATAAAATCGGGGATGTTCTATTCGTCCATTGCACAAATCCTCTTTCCTTAGTATCTACTGCTGTCATGTTAGCTACAACAAATAAAATAAACCCTTTTAAAAATAGAGTTCCATATCATTGCTGTATATGTTTAGATCAGTATACAATAATAGAAAGTGTATGGGGAAAGGGCATCCGAAAAGTATCTATTAATCACTACGACCGCCAACTAGACATGATTACATGGTGGAAACGCATGGATACACAGTTCTGGCCGGATGGTTCATTGGCTGAACTACATGAAGATAGGCTCCGCGAGTGGCTTTTAGAGCGTATAGGTCAACCCTATGATAAGTGGCAGATACTTTCCATTGCTTTCAGGAGTATATTCCGTATCATCCCGCCTCTTTACCGCTTTCTTAAAAATAGGACTTCATGGCTAGACCGGCGCTTCAAATTTATTTGCTCAGAATTGGTTTATCGTGCTTATGGTGAAAACTTGCATATTGATCTTTTCCCGTCGGCAAATGCTTCTACGATTTCTCCGCACGATCTCAATAGGAGTGAGTATTTAATGGATTGTTAGTAATAAAAAAGCTAGCTTGACGATAAGCCTTTCTTAGTGTATACTTGCTCTCAAAGGAGAAAGACCATGCAAACCCAAAAAATATCTGTGATGGCGGAAGTTTTTATTTTAACCCCAGTTGTCCTTAATCGTGAGATGGGAAGCCTACAGAGAAATCCGCAGGCGCAGATCAACTGGGGTTCTTTTTTTATATAGGAGGCCGGATATGAGCCACGATCACTTTATAAGATTTGAGGAAAGTAACTTTGACGACTTGGTAGACAAGTTCATTAAGAAGTACCAAGACTTATGGGATGAGTTCGTGTTTGATGAATACGCGAATAGTGGACAAGAACCTGATTTTGACCATGAGGAGGCCCACAATGAAAGGCTACAGGCTTGAAGTTGAAGTCAATATGTCCTGGGATGGATGGACACAAGCTGCCATAAGCTCTGTACTAAACATGGAAGAAAAATACGGCAAGAATAACATCACAACGACCATGAGGGGGCTTCAGTACCAGATATGGGTGAAGATATGATTAAGTACCTCTTAGCGTTCCTCGCCTTGTCAATAATAGGTATTATATATTATCTATGCAAGTATACCTGTAGGAGGCGGAGATGAACAGAAAAAATCTATTTGATACTTGGTTAAAAGATGCGTTACAAAGACCTATAGACGAAGATAATGCGTTAAGAGACTACCAGGCGACAGAGAAAGAGGCTATGGAAGAAGGTGACGAATGAAAAAAATAATAAAGGAAGATAAAGATAAAGGTATTATACAGATCACAGTTTGCGATGAACGTTGGTATTCAAAACAGAACGAAGAAGAAACAAAGTATGTGCCTTCTGTAACGTGGATCACAAGTTACTACCCAAAAGGAATAGCTTATCATAAGTGGCTCGCCCAAAAGGGATGGGACGAGGCAGAGGCTTTAAAAATCGCAGCCGGAGATAAGGGAAGCAAAGTCCATAGTGCTATCGTAGATTTGCTTGACGGCAACGAGGTTACTATGGAAGCACAATACTTTAATAATTCAACCGAGGAAATGGAAGAACTGACCTTAGAAGAATACGAAGCCCTTATGTCTTTCGTTGCCTGGTGGCGATCATTGGTTAAGCCGAGAATACTCGCAAGGGAACTTATCGTGTTTGATGATGATTTTAACTATGCCGGAACAGTAGACCTTATATGTGAAATAAACGGTATCCCCTGGGTTATAGACTTTAAGACCTCTCAATATATATGGCCTTCACATGAATTACAGGTATCGGCTTATAAGAATGTGATAGACAAGGACAACGTAACAGAACACAAGATCGGTATACTCCAACTCGGATTTCGTAAGAATAAAAGGAAGTATAAGTTCACAGAAATTAAAGACAAGTTCGATCTCTTTTTAGCGGCTAAGACAATATGGTCAGAGGAATGCTCAAAGATAGAACCATTAAAGAAGGATTATCCAACATCACTAACACTAAGGGAGGACAAAAATGCCTAACATAACTGATTATGCAGAAGGCGAATTTGCTAAAGTAGGTATATCCATTAATGAAGGAACGGTAGTAAAGTTCTTAGATGCCGGAAAACTTGAAAAGAGTGCCTTTGGTAAAAAGGGTGAGGAGAAAAAAGACACCTTTTCTGTAACAGTTCTCATAAACAACAAGAAGAAAATGGTATCTTTGAACTCCAAGTCCACCCGGAACTTAGGCGAGGCCTGGGGTTTTGATACTTCCAAATGGATCGGCAAGGAAGCCCAAATACACCTTGAAGATAAGAATGTCTTTGGTATTATTAAGAAAGTGGCCTATTACAGCCCTTCTAAGGGCTTGGCAAGCGCCGCTAAGAAGTCTGGGACGACGCAAAGGACACAACCTGCAACCCCCGAACAAGAGGCTAAAGCCGCCGAAATCGCTGATTATTTAAGGAATTCTGAAACTCTTGAACAGCTTGAAGAACGCAAACAAGAGATGCGCGTAGATGCCGGAAAGCTCCCCAAAAACCTCTTTGACTGGATAAAAGGCGAAGTGGAGAGTATTACAACTAATTTAAAAGAAACACAGGCGGGATAGCGTTCCGTTAGTAACTATGGGGTTTTAGTGCGACCTTGAAATAGCCAAAGTATGCGCCCCGCAGAAAGAGGATATATGACAGGAACAGTAGAAGATCGCATAAAGATAATCCTTACGAACACACTCGCCATACCTTATAAAGAGATAAAACCTGATTCCCGAATAACAGAAGATTTAGGCTCGGACTCCCTTGAAACAATGGAAATTATCTTAGCAGTAGAAGATGAGTTTAACTTAAACACAATAGATGATGATGTTAAAGGTGTTAAGACTGTGGAAGATTTGATAACATTTGTAAAAAAGGAGGTAAGTCATGAAACTAAGTCAGGAAAAGCGCATTTTAGCGCACCTGAAGAAAGGTAAGTCGATCACACCCTTAGAAGCTCTTAGGCGTTGGGGCGTAATGAGATTAGCGAGCCGTATCAGTGATTTAAGAATGAAAGGCTACGACATTATTTCTACGATGATTTACAGGAACGGTAAGTCTTTCTGCTCTTACAGATTGGAGGTTTAACATGAGATACATAGCTTTGCTTTTAGTAGTATTTATGTGTTCGCCTTGTTTCGCTTATGAATATGACGATATGACAGATATTTTTGATGACACAGAAGCAGAAGATATAAGATTACAGAACGAATATGAAATGCAAAGGCAACAAGAACACATGGATCGCCTTCAAGAACTACGACGGCTATATGAATTACAAAGAATATATGATAATTCCGGCCCGGGAAAGAACATCTATTGACTAATGACCTTTTATAGTGTAACTTGTATTAGGCAGAAGAAGGAGGATTTTCTATGTGTATAATGAGAGGGCTTAGTAAGGGACGATTGAAGGGCAACCTTCTTTTTCTGCCTCCTGAACGGCTCTCTCTTATTTTAAGGAGTGGTAATGTATCGTGGCTATGTAAAGATCTGGAGAAAAATGTTTGATACGTCGTTTAGTAAAGATAGTTATGCAATACACCTAGCTTGTCATCTTATCCTTAACGCAAATTATAAAGATAAAAAAATAGTGTTTAATGGTGAAGAAATGGTAGTTAAAAGAGGTAGTTTTATCACAGGCAGGGACAAGATCGCCATGCTTACAGGCATAAATCCTTCTACAGTTTACCGGAAATTGAATCTGTTAAAAAGTATACATTTTTGCGACATAAAACCGAACAACAAGTTTAGTGTTATAACTGTAAATAATTACTGCACTTACCAAGATAGCGAAAGTATAAATGAACAGCAAAAGAACAACAAAAGAACAACAAAAGAACAACCAGCGAACACAACTAATAAAGAGAAGAAGGAAAAGAAAGAGAAAGGGGTGTTGCCCCCACCCCAGAGTTATTTCTACTCCTCTTACAAACAAGTATTTAAAAAAGACTACTTTGCAAACTTCGGTAAGGATGGCAAGATCTTCAAAAATCTCCGCGCCGCCCTCCCAGATGAAAGGTTAAAAGAACTAATAGATACATTTTTTTCAAGTAATGACAAATTTATAAAAGACTCTGATTACGGAATAGGGGTGTTTCAAAGCCAGATCAATAAGCTAAACAAAGATAAGATAAAAAGGGGTCGCCCAGATGAATAATAAAGAAGATACTATAGAGAATAGATTAGCTACACAAGGGAAAGAAATAACCCAAATGTGTGAGGAGATAGAGAATTACTTGTATCCGCGTTGTTGGGATAGGCCAGAACTGCTTAAAAGGTTAAACGAGGTTAGAAAAATAAGAAAGGATGTGTTTAATGTTAAAAGAGAAAAAACTGCCGAGAATACAATCTCTTGGTGAGATCACAGAAGGTATTATAAAAGATATATCATTAAGGAGTTCTGAGGATAACCATAAATATTCTACGGGTTTTAGTGAAATTGATAACGTTATAAGTGCTATTAGGAAGAACCGATTGTATGTAATAGGTGGCAGGTCGAGTATAGGTAAAACTGCTTTTATGTGTAATCTGGCTTTTAATCTTTCTGATAGACATTGTAAGGTTATGTTTTTCTCTCTTGAGATGTCCAAAGAAGAAATAGCCCAAAGGCTTGTATGTATGGGGCAGTTTATTAAATATGGGTTATTTGAACTGGATCACCTAAGTAATGAATTAAAAGAAGGTGTAGATAAATTTAATAAAATGACTACGGATGGCAATATGGCTATTATAGATAGCTTTGGATATAACTTTGATGATTTTTCGGAGTTTATAGAAAAGCTAAATCCTTTACCAGATGTTATATTTATAGACCATATTCAAATGTCAAGTTCTGTGGGATATAGAAGTAAGTATGAGGCTATGTCAGAGTATATAAGGAAGTTAAAAGAACTTGCTATTACAAAAAACATAGCAATAGTCGTGGCAAGTCAAATCAATAGAACAGCTGGGGAAGATAAGCCTAAAATAAGCCAACTTAAAGAAAGTGGCACGATAGAAGAAACTGCTGATGTGATATTCTTATGTCATTGGCCTTATTTGTATGGCGCGAGCGAAGATAAGCATGAATATTATATTTTGATAGGTAAAAACCGTTTTGGTAGAACTAAATCTCAAGATGGGGTGAGGTTATGTTTTGAGCCTGTATATTATAAATTTAAAGATTATAAGGCGAAAAATGAGATTATCTGAAGCATTTGACTATGCAAACAGGAAATTCGCCCCGATCCCCAGAGATTGTAGAATTATATACACACACAATAACCAATCCGAGCTAAAGAACTTCAGAAGAGCCTTAAAACGGATCGAAAGAAGGATAGCCAAGTCTGTGAAAGTCAAAAAATATGCCGAGTAAGTCTCAGATAGCCGAAATTAGGGCTATTTCTTGCGTTTAAACGCCTTGTAAGCGATTTTAGGGGGTCTAAAGCACACTATAAGAGCCCAAAAACAGGTGGTAAGCGACTTAACTGTAGTATTTACATAAGGATATAAGATGAAAATGTCTCAATATCAGGCTAAAGAAGCAAGAAATAGACAGGCCTTAAATCGCCTTAAAACGCCCAAATCTATATCAAAGCTAAAAAAGCAGTTAGATAAGCTCTTTGGTGAATACATAAAAAACCGTGATGGCTGGCAATGTTGCTGGTGTCATAAGCCGGTGAAGGGACAGAACGCCCACCCAAGCCATGTGATCCCCAAAAGCATAAGCAATCATCTTAGATACGATCCCCAAAATGTTAAATGCCTTTGTTTTCATTGCCACATCCAAAAATGGCATCTTAATCCCCTGGAAGCCGAAGCCTGGTTTAAAGAAACTTTCCCCGAAAGATGGGAATACTTAAATAAAGAAAAGAATATACTTAAAAGCTGGAAAAGATGGGAACTGGAAGAATTGATTGAGTATTATAAGAAGGAGGTTGAGGGATGAAGGCAATAGATAAGATAATAAGAGATATGGAAGTAAACTCTGATATGTGGGAATTAGGAAAGTATGTTTTTTGGCGGAAAAATAATAATTCTGATGATAATGAATATCGTGGGGATTTTCTAAAAGTTTGGATAGGTAATGGTCTATTTTTTTATGGTTTGTATGAATGCCGAGAGGAGGCAAAAAAGTTTACATTTATTGAAAAGATAAAATTTCAGATCGCCTACAATAAGTGGCTAAGAAAATCACCAAAGATAAGAAAGGCGCTTAAAGAAGAAAAGGAAATTTGCAAAAGAAAACAAGTAGATAAATATATCCCTGATTTCACAAATAAAGATGAATTAGAAAAGATGTGGAGAAAATGATACTCGGCCCATACTATAACCCTGTAGATCGCGTTAGAAGGCGATACAGAATAATAATCGCCGCGATAACATTAATTTACTGTATTTCATTTATATGGACTAACAAATACTCTTATTCAATGGGAAAAGAAGATATGATAATTGAGATGTGGAGAGAAGAGTTGCAAATAACCGAAGAGGAACTAAGGAGGATGGAGTGAAAGAAATTAAAATAGTAAGTTGTTGGGATAGTTCTAAAATTTTAGTCTGCGGAAGGTATGAAAGTATTAAAGATTGTTTAGAGAAGAATAGAGGCGCAGACTTGGGAGGCGCATACTTGGGAGGCGCAGACTTGAGAGGCGCAGACTTGGGAGGCGCATACTTGAGAGGCGCAGACTTGGGAGGCGCAGACTTGGGAGGCGCATACTTGGGAGGCGCAGACTTGGGAGGCGCAGACTTGGGAGGCGCAGACTTGAGAGGCGCAGACTTGGGAGGCGCATACTTGAGAGGCGCAAAAAACTATTATAACTCCCACGACTTCGCCTATGAAATAATAAGACGACAAGATACAAACCATTTTACAGATAAAGAATGGTCTTTTATAGGAAAACTCATAGTAAAAAGATTTTGTTGGGAAGAAATAAGGAAATACAAAATTGCCCTAAGTGTTTGTAAAAAATTAAAGAAATTAGGTTATGACGAATTTTTGAAAAAATGTCAGATAACATATTTAAAAACAGACGAACTAACAAGGGTGATTAATGAAACCCGATAAAGGAGGATATATGAAGTTAGCAGAACGCAGAGCATGGTTCGTGTATGAAGCAGCAAGGGTAGAGAATGAAGCAGCTAATAGACCCATCAATCCTGAAGTATGGGAAGATAGGGACATAAAGTTTCGTAAGAATATGATAAGAGCAGTCGCTAAACAATGCGGTAAGAACGCTTCTAAATCTGTTGTTATACTCCATGATAGATGGGTTAAGGCATATGAGAAAATGGGGTGGAAGTATGGGAAGGTAAGGGACACTAAGCTAAAGACCCACCCTGATATGGTGTCTTATTGTAAGTTAGGTAAGAAAGAACAAGAGAAGGATTGGGTGTTCTTTATGCTCTGTAAGATTGCTAAGAGGATGAGATGAAACCCGATAAGAGCGTTAAGATAAGGGAGATATTGTTAAAGATGTATCAAGGACACAAGACTAACTACGAGAAACTAATATGCTGGTTGCCTGATAAGGTATTAGACCAAGCAGAATCCGCCATCAAATCTCTTATAAATGAGGAGTTGGATGGGTTGAAGAAGAGAACAGGTTGGGTAGTTTATTTAAAAGGCAAGCGTTCTACAGTGCAACCATATAACTGTGGCTATAACCAAGCCATCACAGACTGCCAAAATAAGGTATCTAAGCTATAAGGGGGATGGAGTGAATGATAAACATTTATCTATAGTGGGATTTGGAATTAATAGGGCAACTGCTGATTTCTATCCCACACCCAATTATGCCACGCAAGAGCTTCTGAAAAGAGAAACATTTGAAGGAACTATCTGGGAGCCAGCTTCAGGTAATGGGGCGATAGCTAAGTTTTTTCCTAACTGTATGGCTTCTGATATAAGAACTGATGAAGATGTCTATGGGGAAAAAGGCATAAATTTCTTCTTGGAAGATAGAAGGGTAGATAACATAATCACCAATCCACCTTATAAATATGCTCAGAAGTTTGTAGAACATTCTTTAGCTTGTGCTAACAAAAAAGTGGCTATGTTATTAAAGCTCGTATTTCTTGAAAGTCAATCTCGAAAAAGATTATTTGAGAACAATCGCCTAAGAAAAGTATATGTATTTCGTAAGAGGTTAAAGATATATGCTTATGGCAAGATGGGAAAAAACTCTGGCTTAATAGCCTATGCTTGGTTTATATGGGATAAAAATTATACTGGATTACCAACGATAGATTGGATTTAGAAAATTATGAAAAAGAAAAAAGCTACTAATTGGGCAGAAGAAATGTCGAGGGGGGTTACAATATTTTATATCCTTTTTATAGGAAGTCTTTTCTTATTACTTTTCTTAATATTTTAGATAACAAATAACGCAGGGGAGGTTAAACAATGGGGACTAAAGCTACGGCAATGTCGGTTAAAGCTCATTGTGAACATACAAGACCCCCCTGCATAGTATAGGAGCCTCGTGTTCAATAACTGTTTATCAGTTAAAGACATAATCGGAGATAAGGGACGCCTTATCAGACAACGGGGCTTCTACTTAAAGAGGATTAAATGGATCGCAAGTTAATGTTTAGTAGTTATAACAACGCATGGTGTACTCCTCAACCATTCTTTGATGAACTTAACAAAGAATTTAACTTTACTCTCGATCCATGTGCCACTCCGACAAGTGCCAAGTGTAAGAAATTCTACACACCAACTGAAGACGGTCTTGTGCAAGACTGGGGTGGCGAAACAGTCTTTGTCAATCCTCCATATGGAAGGCAGATTAAGAAGTGGGTTAAGAAATGTTATGAAGAGAGCCAAAAGCCAAACACATCTGTAGTTATTTTAATGCCCTCACGAACAGATACAAGTTACTTTCACGATTATATCTATAGCAAAGCAGAAGTAAGGTTCATAAGAGGAAGGATAACGTTTTGGGATATGGATAGCGAGAAGTTTAAGCAAGGAGACTTCAGCGGTATGACCCCTGCTCCTTTTCCAAGTATGTTGGTAATATATAGATCAAAGGAGGTTCAGATGCCCCCAAAGATAACCTACAAAGGTAAGTCCTACACAATAGAACATGCCCTTGATGTGGGTCTTATAATTCTTTGGTATAAGGATAAAGAAGGGTGTCATTATAGATGGGTAATATGAAGCCCCCAAAGACGCTTAAAGCAGTAGCCCAAATGAAGCATAACCTAAAGAATATATGAAGATACTTAATCTCTATGCAGTTGACAAGATTAAACTTATATGGTATACTTGTTAGAAAGGGAGGTTAGTATGCTATATGAGAATAGAAAAGTTTACTTTGATAAAAAAGGATATGCTTTAGTTTGGATAAGAGGTAGGGATAGAAAAGTGCATATTCTTGAATGGGAAAAATATAATGGGAAAAAACCAAAAGGATTTCAAGTTCATCATAAGGATGATGATAAAGGTAATTGGGATATTGGTAATTTAGAATTGCTTACACAATCAGACCATTTTAGATTACATAATGGTTGGGTTCGTAAAAACAGAGAGTGGGTAAGGAAACCTTGCAAAGATTGTGGTCTTACTTTGCCTCTTGAAAACTTTTATCAACGCAAAGGAATGACACCTTCAAATCGTTGTATTCGATGTAGTCTTATTATGTGGAAAAAACTTGGTAAAAATCCAAAGTATAAAAAACATAGGAAAATATATATGCGAAAGTATTATCAAAAACATAAGAAGGAAAAATGGGGAATAAAGTCTTAAAGATTTGCAATGTTTATGCTGGAATTGGTGGTAATCGTAAGAATTGGAATAAAGAAAATCTTGGTTTTGATGTTGACATCACAGCAGTTGAGCTAAATCCCAAGATAGCCACCATATACCAAGACTTCTTCCCTAAAGACAAGATGGTTATAGGAGACGCTCATCAATACTTACTTGAACACTTTAGCGAGTATGACTTTATATGGAGTAGCCCTCCTTGTCCGACACATAGTAATGTCAATAATTTTTTAATGGCGCAGGGAACGAAGCGTTATCCCGATATGGCATTATGGCAAGAAGTAATTTTATTGAGGAATTTCTTTAAAGGTAAATGGTGTGTAGAAAACGTTATTACATATTACAAGCCTTTATATTCATGCGTTGAAAGAGATAGGCATTATTTTTGGAGTAATTTTTTCATTGGTGATTGGGAAAGTGGAAGAAAAAAAGATATGAAAATAACAATTACTAATAGTAGAGAGTCGACTCGCCGAAAAAGCAAGGATGTTGTCGAACAATTACAGAACTATATCGGTTTTGATGTTGGTAAATATGATATTGGAGATAAAAGAAAACTCTTGGCTAATTGTGTAAATCCTTATCTCGGTCTCCACATCCTAAAAGAAAGCCAAAGAGATATACAAGGGGATTTGTTTAAATGAAGCATAACATAGGAGAGGGGATATGAAGTGTAAAGAATGTAAGAAACGAGGCAAGGATTGGCAAGGTGCTGACCCCCAATGTGCTTTTCCTGATGGTAGGTTATACTCACAAGATAATTGGAATTGCGCCACAATAAACAAACTACGAGATATGGCAGAGGATTTTTGGTCGCATAGAGATGATATGAGATGTGCGAGTATAGGTATTGTTCCTATCCCAGAAGCTGAAGAAGAAGGTATACAGCAGGGATATATAGTAATGACTTGGTATAAAGATAGAGGCGCAACAGGACAAATAAGAGTGATGTGGGATGACCATGAAGTTCAAAAGCTATTATTAAAGACAGCAGAGTTTGTTTTGAAGCATAATGTAGAGGAGGGGTAGTGATTAAACTAATACACGGAGACTGTTTAGAGGAGATGAAGAAGATACCAGATAAGAGTGTGGATTTGGTATTGACTGACCCGCCTTATGGGATAGGTTATGATAAAATGCAAGATAAAATAGCTCAATCTGGTAGAACAAGCAATAAAGGAAAATGGAAACATTATGGGGATAATTGGGATAAAAAAATATCCACTATTTATTTAGATGAAATTTTTAGAATAAGTTGCAATCAAATTATTTGGGGAGGGCAATATTATAATTTACCTTCTCAAAGAAAATGGTTGATATGGAATAAAATACAACGAAATTATATGACAGATGGAGAAATGGCTTGGACAAGTTTCGAGAAAGGTCTACATATATTTGATATGTCAAGAGCTGATGCTTATATAAATAAAACAGATGGTAAATTTCACCCAACACAAAAACCAGTTCAACTATTTAGGTGGGCATTAAAGAAATTTAGTTTTCCAAAAGCAAAAATATTTGACCCCTTTATGGGTTCCGGCACAACAGGTATAGCTTGCAAGGAATTGGGTTTGGACTTCATCGGCATAGAAATTAATAAGGACTATTTTGAAATCGCCCAAAAACGAATAAATAACACTATGGAAAGCCTGTTTTGATGTTGAGAAGATTGGAGAGGGAGTGATGAAAACATATAAGTTAAACTTTGGTTGTTATAACTGCTACCACAAATGGACAAGAGAAATTCCTTTTGGACAAGATGTAGAAGAAGGTGCAATAGCTGGATATCTAAAAATAGGTAGAGAGGCA